AAATCTCTCTCTGCCGGTGGACGCGAAACTCGCGCCAGTGAGGACGCCAGCCGGTCTGCACCTGAAGAAAAGTTCATGTCGTCGCAGGAACGTCGCAAGATGTGGAGTGACGAGTGGACACAGAGTGCGCTGCCAAAGTTGCCCGAACTTCCGGGCTGGCACCTTTGCTGGTTATCAACGACCAACAGCTACGACAGCATTGATAAGCGAATTCGGCTCGGCTATACGCCTGTCACACAGGACGAAATGCGTGGGTTTGAAAATTATCGCGTAAAGGCTGGAGAGCACGCTGGTTTTATCGCCTGCAACGAAATGCTCCTGTTCAAGATTCCGATCGATATGTACCAGGACATTATGTTGCAGATGCACCACGAGAAGCCGATGGAGGAAGCGGAAAAGATCCGCGTCCAACTCGAGAATCTGCAGGGTGCGCGAGACTCGTCAGGTAAGCACCTGGGGAGGGTTGAAGGCGAGGGCTTTGGTGATATGGACCGTCACGTTCCGGTTCCAACTTTTTAGAGCCGGGTCAATCAATCAAGGAGTAAATTATGTCTGCGACTAATGCTCCGTTCGGTCTGCGCCCCGCGTTCCATCCAAGTGGTTTGGATCGCGCTCAGGCGCTGGCTGGCGGTATCGCGTCGGGATACAACACCGACATTCTCAAGGGCCAGCCCGTCAAGCTGGACACTAACGGCAACATCGTTGTTGCGGCGGCAGGTGATGCGTTCCAAGGTGCCTTTGCGGGCGTCGAGTTTACGGACACTACTGGTCGTCGCCGCGTCTCGAACTACTGGCCTGCCAACACGGCTTACCAGACGGGTTCCTGTGTGGCGTATTTCTATAACGATCCCAACATCGTTTATGAAATTCAGGCTGCGGGTTCGCTGAATCAAGACTCGATTGGCGACATGGCTAATCTAAGCAACACTACTGCTGGTTCGGCGGTTACTGGTCTGTCGCAATGCACGCTTTCCACCACGTTGGTTGGAGCTGGCAATAGCGCTCAGATGCTGATTCGCGATCTGGCTCCGTACCCTGACAATGCTTGGGGAGATGCGTACACGATTGTGCGCGTAACGATTAACGAGTCGCAGTTCAATGCGTCCGTGAACGCCATTTAAGAGAGGTGAATCATGGCCGCTCCAATGCGTAGTACCGACTTTCGGTCAATTGTTGAACCGATCCTTAATGAATGTTTCGATGGTGTTTACGACCAGCGAGCTGACGAGTGGAGCCGAGTGTTCCGCGAGCAGCAGGGCATTCCCCGCAACTATCATGAAGAACCCGTCCTGTACGGCTTTGGCGCTGCGCCTGAGCTGCCTGATGGCACCCCGGTGACCTATCAGCAGGGTGGCGTACTGTTCCTCAAGCGCTATGTGTACAAGGTGTATGGCCTCGCCTTCGCCCTGACCAAAGTGCTGGTTGAGGACGGTGACCACATCCGTATTGGTCAGGTTTATGCTCGCCATCTGGCGCAGTCGCTGATCGAAACCAAAGAGACGCTTGCCGCGAACGTGCTTAACCGCGCATTCAACGCTTCGTATCCTGGCGGTGACGGTGTGGCGCTGAACAGCAATGCGCATCCGATTGTCAACGGCACGTTCAGCAACTTGCTGACGACCGCGGCAAATCTGTCGCAGACCTCGCTCGAGCAGATGCTGATCCAGATCCGTCAGGCTGTTGACAACAACGGCAAGAAGATCCGTCTGGTTCCGCGGCAGCTCGTCGTGGCCCCCGGCAACGTCTTCCAGGCGGAGGTGCTGCTGAAGAGCGTGCTGCGTGCTGGCAACGCGAACAACGACATCAACCCGATCAAGTCGATTGGCTTGCTCGACGAGGGTGCCGCGGTTATCTCGCGTCTGACCAGTGCGACCGCTTGGTGGGTTCAGACTGACGCGCCTGAAGGCATGAAGCTGATGATGCGCCGCGGTCTGGAAAAGACGATGGAAGGTGACTTTGAAACCGACTCCATGCGGTACAAAGCGACCGAGCGTTATGACCTCGGCTTCACTGACCCGCGTGCGATGTACGGCACTCCTGGTGTCTAAGTAACCGAGAACGGAGAAACATTATGGCCCTCACTAATTTCCCGAATGGGATCACTAGTTTCGGGGTGCCTGTTCTCGGAACCATCGGCGGCTTGCCGTTTACTGGAAACTACTATTTTGTAGATCCATTGAACGGCGCTGATGGTAACGATGGCACGCCTGAACTGCCGCTCAAAACGTTGTACGGCGCTTTGGCTAAATGTACTGCTGGCAACAACGATGTGGTTCTTCTGATGGGCGATGGTACTTCGGCGGGTTCTGCCCGTCTGAGTACGGCGCTTGCTCAGGAGATTAATTCGTCTGCGACCAACGGTACGCTGAACTGGAACAAGAACGCCACTCACTTGGTTGGTGTTTGCGCTCCGACTTCAGTAGCTCAACGAGCGCGTATTGCTCCGCCAGCGGGCACCTATACTGCCGCGACTTTCAACGCAACCACGTTTATCAACGTGACTGCGTCGGGGTGTTACTTTGCAAACCTGTCTGTATTCTGCGGGTTTAGCACGGGTAATGCTGCGATGATTGCGTGGCAGGACAGTGGTAGTCGAAATGCGTACTCGAACGTCAACATCTTCGGCATGGCGGATGCAGCGTCTGCTGGAGGCGCGAACGCTCGGACGCTGAAGCTGCTTGGCGGTGGTGAGCACACGTTCATCAACTGCACCTTGGGCGGTGATACGGTGGCACGAAGCGCAGCAAATGCTACTGTCGAGCTGGCTAACGGAACAGCGCGGAACTCGTTCCTTGATTGTGTGTTTCCCTTCCAGGCTTCTGCTGCAACGCCCGTGGGTCTTAAGGTTGCGCAGGGGGGCATGGATCGGTACGCGCTGTTCAAGGGGTGTACGTTCATCAACAACGTGGGTTCTACTTCAACCACGCTATCGGCGTTTGCAACGATTGCAACGTCGTCTGGCGGGCAGGTTGTTGTTGCAAACACGATGATGGTCGGCATTACCGAGTTCGGTTCTGATGCTGCGTCACTGGGTCAGATTTACGTTGATATGGCCGCGCCGTCTGCAAGCGCTGGCGGTATCGCCGTGAATCCGTCCTAAATTTACGGGGGGAAACCCCCGATAAAGGAGTGTGACATGGGTCAGTTTAAGCCGATGGTGAAGATGAAAACCACGGAGCCGTCTATTGAGCTGAAGCTCAAAAAAGGCGGTAAGGTGGAGAAGAAGATGCAGATGGGCGGGGATCCAGGCATGGCCCCTCCCGCTGCAATGCCTGCACGAGGCGGCATGATGGGTGCAAGAGCGCCTATGAAGCCGTCTATGGCCTCTCGTCGTCGTGCGATGCGTGCGATGCCTTCTGGTGCCGGTCCTGCGGCTCCTGTGGGCATGGCGGGTCGCATGATGAAAGAGGGCGGGGAAAGTACAGCGTTGCAAGAACACGCTGCGAAGCCCGCTAGCAAGGCTCACAAAGGTCTGAAGACTGGTGGTGTGGTGATGGGACAGGCCGGTTACAAAGCCGGTGGAATCATTAACACCGAAGGCCAGGGCGGCAAGTACCGTAACACCAAGATGGACACTGCGAAGCCTGATCATTCACCGGCAAAAACCGGTGGTGTGAAGATGGGCAAGCCTGGAGGGTATGCCACGGGAGGCGTTGCGAAGAGCAATGCTGGTGGCTACAAGAAGGGCGGTGTAGCCAAGATGATGGGTGGCGGCATGGCTTACATGGAAGGTGGTGCCGCAAAAAAGGCTTTCGCGGCGGGGGGAGTTGTTGATAGCGGTGCCCCCGTCGCGATGCCTCAAGGCCGCAAGAAACCCAGTGCTCCTGTCTCGATTACGGCACTTTCTGGAACCTTCAAAAAAGGCGGCAAGGTAACTGCCGCTGAAGGCCGTCTTCAAAAGAACTTCAAGAAAGAAAACGCTCCGGCCATGAAAGCGGCTAAGGCGGACTCAAATGAGGTTTACAGCAAGTACGGCAAGAAGATGAAAGAGGGTGGCGTTCCTGCGTCTGTGCGCGACCAAAGGCAAACTGAAGAGAATCAGCGAGCCTATCAAAATTGGGAGCGGCTGCAGACGCAAGAGAACCAAGCCACGCGCAACGCCATCACTGGGTTGCCGCGGCGGATCGCTCGAGGCATCAAAGGCTTGTTCTCGTCAGAAGCGCCGAAAGGTAGTGTGACTGAAACCAAAGAATCGGTGACAGTAGCGCCAGCCAAAAAGCGCGGAGGCGCGGTAACCTGTTGACCTGAGTGGGGGCTTCGGCCCCCGCTTCCCTTGAGGATTAAAAATGGGAACATATTCTTCCGCGACCCGCCAAGGTGCCTACGAGCCGTTTGACCTTCAGGTTGCTCGCGGCCAAGTTGACGGTCATATTGGCATCGAAATTTTTGGCTTTACGCCGAACATCTCAAATACTGCATCTGGCCCCATGTGGGAAGGCCAAACGCAGTCGGGTGGCTTGTACACGCCGCCTTCTTCCGCTGCACCGTTGGTGCTGGTCAGCACCTCTGCATCCGACACCACGGCATTGAGCGTGCGAATTGAAGGCTGCGGAGCAGGCTTCGTCGCCTTGACCGAGACCATTGCGCTCAATGGCACGACCAATGTGACGACCACAAACTCCTTCCTTCGCATCAATGCGATGTATGTGACCAATGGCACGAATGTCGGGGTCATCACTGCGAAAATCAGTTCGACGACTTATGCACAGATCAACGCTGGTGTTGGTCAGACGCAGATGTCGATTTATACCGTCCCAGCGGGATACACCTTCTACTTGTCGTACACCCAGTACGATGCCGCAATCGGGTTTACTTCCAGTGCATTTATGACGGCTCAGGAGTACAACAAGGACAATGTTTCTGGTGCAATCACAGTGACGCATCAGACTGTGTTCGTGCAAAAGCAAGAGACTCCGTTCACTGCGCCAATTGCTCACACCGAAAAAACTGACATTCAGTTCTGTGTGAAGTCCAGTTCTGGTGGTCCGCTGACTTGCAGTATGTACGCAGGCGGCATCTTGATCAAGAACCCGGATTGATCATGCCCGCCAAGTCGAAAGCTCAGTTCCGACTGCTTAAAGCTGCAGAACGAAATCCTGCCTTAGCAAAAAAGTTCGGCATCAAGCCGTCCGTTGCCAAGGAATACACTGAGCCAAACGTAGGCAAAAAAAGCTACGCAAAACTGCCAGAGCGCATGAAAGAAGGCGGTGTGGCCCAGTCGTTAAAAAAGGCCGGATTTTATGAACCGTCTAAAACTCAGTCTGAACGATTAAAAATTGTTGGTGACGTAACGACCAAACCGCAACGATTAAAAATAGTTGAAAAGTTGTTTGCGGACAAAAGGTTGAAAAGCGGCGGTAGTGTGTCACTTGCTGTTGGTCGCGGTGAAAAGTTGCCTGTTGAGAAAGGTGCTGGTCTTACAGCCAAGGGCCGAGCAAAATACAATGCGGCAACGGGGAGCAACTTAAAGGCACCACAGCCTCAAGGCGGCGCACGCAAGGATTCGTTTTGCGCCAGAATGTCGGGTATGCCCGGACCAATGAAAGACGAAAAGGGCAAGCCAACGCGCAAGGCAGCGGCCTTAAACAGATGGAAGTGCTGATATGGCCTACTCGGGAACTGTCGGAACAACTGTCATTCAAGTCCAGACTCTGATTGATCACGGTGCGCGTCGTGCTGGCAAGCTCGCTGAAGAGCTGACTTCAGAGCAGGTTTTGAGTGCTCGAGAGTCGTTGTATTTTGTTCTGTCGAACCTGATCAATATTGGCATTCAGTATTGGGCAATCGACAAGAAGATCTATGGGTTGAATGCTGATCAGTACGTCTACAAGCTGCCTGTTGGCGGCAACGACGTGTTGCAGGCCTTGTATCGGCGCATGAACAGGCCTTCTGGGTCGTATGGAACGACTGCTGGCGGCATCGTTGAAAACGCGTTTGACTCAAATATAGACACAATTTGCACCCAATCAGCTCCGAATGGGTCTATATCCGTCAATTACGGGGCCAATAATCCGGTTTATATCGGTTCAATTGGCATTTTGCCGGGTGTAACAGGCAGTATTGACTACATTTTGGAGTATTCCGAAGACGGGTTGTCGTGGAGTACGCTCTATGATCCCGGTGTTCAAGCCTGGGTGAACAACGAGTGGATTTGGCACGATGTGGAGCCGGGTCAAACGGTGCAGTTTTACCGGATTCGGGCTAGAAATGGGTCTACGTTGTCGCTGCGAGAGCTGTATTTCGGGAACAATTCGACCGAAATCACGATGGCGCGGCTGAATCGTGATGACTACACCAACCTGCCAAACAAAAACTTTACCGCCAACCAACCCTTCCAGTATTGGTTCAATCGAACGATTCCCCAGGCGGAGATTACGCTTTGGCCGGTACCTTCGGACCCCTTTGTTCAGATGACAGTGTGGTACTCAAGGCAGATCATGGACGTGGGTGATCTGTACGGCGAGCTAGAGATCCCCCAGAGATGGTATTTGGCGGTTGTTAATATGCTGGCGCATCAAATGGCGCTCGAGCTTCCCGGAGTTGCTACGGATCGCATCAGTTACCTTGAGGGGCAGGCGGACAAGTACCTGACGCTTGCTGAAGTTGAAGAACGAGACAAGTCTCCAATCTACTTTGCGCCAAACATCAGCGTCTATACGAGGTAATCATGCCAAGATTCCTCGACACGCTAGGCTATTCAGACATAGCCATTGCGGTCTGTGATCGATGCAAGATGAAGCGCCCGCACGCGGTTATGAGGAGCGATCCGAACTTCCCAGGTTTGCAGGTATGCAATGAAGGCTGCGCGGACGAATTTGATCCGTACAGATTGGCTGCAAGAAAGACAGAGCGGATTACAATCAGGTTTCCGCGACCTGATTTGTCTGTTGCGGTGGACCCGAACAACCTGACCACAGGTGGCGACGGCAATTACGTTGTGTCTCCGGAGCAGAACACGCAGACCCCAGAGAACAACGGCAACTTGGACAGCATCGAGGTGTAGTGTGGCGAATGTAACGATTACCCAATTACCGGCAGCGGGGCCAATTACCGGAACGGAGTTGGTGCCAGTCGTTCAGGGTGGTCAGACTGTTCGCACTACCGCAGCCGCTCTGGCCGGATCTCCCGTACAGACTCAGACGTTCCTGACGCTCAATCAAGAGCCGACGCTGATTAACAGCCGTTACTTGCAGGGCGGAACCGGTATTGGGCTGCTAGACAACGGGGCGTTGTCGTACCTTCAGGTGGTCCTAAACGGAGCCTCTGGGAGCCTGGAATCGGCTGCAAACGGCATTATTGTTAAGACAGGCGGAACGACGGTCACCAACCGATCTATTGTTGTGACCGGAAACGGCTTGGCCATTACAAACGGCAACGGTATTGCTGGCAACCCGACAATTGGATTGACTGGTCTGGCGTTGGCCATTGCTCAGGTATCCGGCACTGGGATGTTGGCGGTTGTGGGTGGATCTACGATTGCTGGCCGACAGTTGCTTGGTACGGCCAATCAGATTGATGTTGCGTTCGGTGACGGATCGAATAGTCCAGTGTTTTCGCTGGCTACGAACCCGATTCTTCCGGGAACGGGGGCGGTAACGGTTCCAAAGGGTACGAGTGCTCAAAGACCGGTTGGTCAAGACGGGATGATTCGGTACAACACCGATACAAGCTCGCTGGAGGTGTATGACTCGGGTTCTTGGTCGAACTTGCCCACTGGCGCGGTTACGCTCATCAATACTGGAACGGGGCTGACGGGCGGTCCTATAACGTCTTCTGGGACGATTTCGATTGCTCCGACGGGGATTGCTGCTTCGACCTACGGATCTGCGGCAATTGTCCCGGTTTTGACGGTCAATGCTCAGGGACAGATTACTGGTGCGATTGATACGCCGATCTCTATTGGTACCACTCAAATAACGTCTGGGGTACTGGATGTTAATCGAGGGGGCACCGGTATTGGAGGCTATGCGAATGGCGATTTGATCTACGCTTCTGGATCAACAACGTTGTCATCTTTGACCATCGGAACGATTGGTCAGGTGTTGGTAGCAACAGGATCTGCCCCGCAGTGGTCAGATGTATCTACCGTTGCTGTAACCACATTTGATGGCGGCACTACGGGATTGACCCCGTCTACGCCAACTGCTGGCGCGGTGTCTCTTGGCGGGGTTCTTGTTGGAGAAAACGGCGGTACGGGTGTCAATAACTCTGGCAAGACGATTACGCTCGGTGGGAACCTAACGACCTCTGGCGCATTTGCTCTGACGCTAACTCAGACCAATACGACGAACGTCACGCTGCCAACGACGGGCACATTGGCAACGTTGGCCGGGTCTGAAATTCTGACCAACAAAACAATATCTGGTGCGCTAAACACGTTAACGAACATTCCTAATGCTGCGCTTGATAACTCAAGCGTCACTATTGGGTCCACGTCAGTGTCATTAGGTGCGTCAACGCTAACGCTGGATGGATTGACTTCGGTAGCGGTAACTCAAGGTCCGTTGACTGCTTTACAGTTAGCCACTAAACAGTATGTTGATGATGCGGTGTCGTCGGGCATTAATATTCATCCGCCAGTAAGGGTAGAGACGCCCGCGGCGTTAAACGCCACCTACACTCCTGGCGGAACAGCAGTCACAGTAACGGACATTTCCGGCAATAAAACATTTACGTTTTCTACGTCACCGAGCTTGTCAATCAACGATCAGATTGTTTTTTCTTCGACCTCTAACGGCATTGTTTCAGGAACTGCGTACTATGTTTTCTCAGTGCCTGCCGCAAATCAGATCACTCTTTCGTTGAGTTACAACGGCCCTGAATTAACAACGTTCATTAATGGCTCTGGGTTGACAATTGCTGGCCTAGTCAATGCAGGCGTCGGTGCAACTCTAACCAACGCCGGAACAAAAGCTGCGTTACAGATCGATGGAGTAAACCTTTCAGTTACAAATCGCGTTTTGGTTTTGAACCAAGTCAATGCGTATGAGAACGGGGTCTATACGGTTACAACCGTTGGAACGCCTGACCCCGGTGGTACTAACTGGGTTTTGACTCGAGCGTTAACAGAAGACAAGTACAAGCCAGATAGTACGACCGGCATGGGTCAAGGCGACTACTACTTTGTTCAAGAGGGTAATACAGGAGCGGGTCAGTCGTATGTGTTGACGACACCTAACCCGATCATTATTGGTACTACAAATCTAACGTTCACTCAGTTTTCTTCGTCGCAGGTGTATTCAGCGGGAACGGGTTTGACTCTTTCTGGCACGCAATTCAGTCTTACCGCTCCGGTGACTGCTGCGTTGGGAGGTACGGGACAAACGTCCTACACGGCAGGCGATCTAATCTACGCCACGGCCTCTACAACGCTTGCAAAGCTAGCCCTTGGGGCATCGACTTATCTGTTGACTTCAAGTGGTACTGCCCCGCAGTACACTGATCCTGCTTCTGTATCGGTGGGATCGGCCACAAACGCAACGAACACAGGCATCACTGCAAGCAGTGTAAATGCTGATTACTATTTGACGGTAGTCAGTGCAACTACTGGCAATCTGCCGCAGTTGGTAGCGACGGGATTGACCGCAAACCCATCCACCGGGAAAATCACTGGTGGCATCGCTGGAGGTACCTTCTAATGGCACAGGCCGGATTTACGCCCATATCGCTGTACTTCAGCACTACAGCGACGGCAACGCCGTCTGCGGGCAACTTAGCCAGCGGCGAGTTGGCAATCAACATCACTGATGGCAAGTTGTTCTACAAGGACAACGTTGGTGTAGTTCAAGTCATTGCAACCGCTTCCGGTGCTGCGTTTACTTGGCCCGGTGCCGGAATTGCCAACTCAACGGGATCCTCCTGGGGAACGTCGTACACGACTAGTGGAAGCGGGACTGTACTTGCGCTGACTACGTCTCCGACGTTTGTAACGCCGGTTCTTGGGACGCCCTCGTCCGGAAACCTGTCGAACTGTACGAACCTATCTTTGACCACCGGGGTGACCGGAACGCTGCCTGTCGGGAATGGCGGCACAGGAATCACCGCGGGAACTTCTGGGGGGGTACCGTACTTCTCTGCGACTAATACGATTGCATCGTCGGCGGCACTAGCTGCAAACGCAATTGTGATCGGCGGCGGAGCTGGAGTGGCTCCGGCAACTACGACTACAGGCACGGGGGTCCTGACCGCGGTAGGGAACCAAGTCAACACAACGAACGGTCTGGTCACGCAAACGGCCACGCTGACCTCTAGCGCTCTGCTGCTAGGCGGCGGATCTGGGACGGGGATTTCGTCAACGACGACTGGCACCGGGGTAGTAACGGCTGTTGGAAACAACGTCAACACGACCGGCGGTTTGGTGACGCAGTCTGGAACCTTGACGGCCAGTGCAATCTTGATTGGTGGCGGATCCGGAGCGGCGATCACCTCGACGACAACCGGAACCGGGGTTCTAACTGCTCTGGGCAACAACGCAAACGCTACGGGCGGTTTTACGACCATCAACGGCACTGCTACGCTCACCAATAAGCGGATTGACCCTCGGGTATCTAGTACAGCCTCCACGGCCTCTATCACCCCGGATATTGCGTCTTTTGACCAGTACGCGGTGACTGCCCAGGCTGCTGGCCTAGCGATCAATGCCCCGACTGGAACGCCGGTTGACGGGAATAAGTTAGTCTTTCGCCTGTTGGATAACGGAACGCCCAGAGCATTGACCTGGGACGGGACGTTTACGGCAATCGGGGTTACCATTCCTACAACCACAACTGCAAACAAAACAACGTATGTTGGGTGCATCTACAACGCGAACAACACGCGCTGGGATGTGATCGCAGTGACAACTCAGGCTTAAACCATGATTAAGATTGACTTCTCATTTGAAACCCCTTACGGCAAGTTTGCTGACGCTCTGCATCTTCCGGACGATCATGCGTTTACGGAAGCAGAGATCCAAGCCATGAAGGAACAGCGCCGGGACAACTGGATTGCTGTGGTGACCGCGCCTCCGGTTGAGGAGGTGCAACCCGAGTACATCGAGATCGATGGCGTCAAATATGTGAAGGCGTAGTCATGGCCGACAGATATTGGGTTGGCGGGACTGCCAACTGGGATGGTACTGCCGGTACCAAATGGGCTACTACGTCTGGTGGTGCTGGCGGCGCTTCTGTTCCTACCAGCGCGGATGATGTGTTTTTTGACGCTGCGTCGGGTGTTTCAACGGTTACTTTAGTAAGCGTAGCGACTTGTAGAAGTCTTAATTGCACTGGATTTACTGGAACTCTTACTGGCAGTGCAACTTTACAAGTCTTTGGAGATTTTATTCTTGATGCTGGTATGACATATGGATCTTCTATAGACAATCAACTGAGAGCTTCTACTGGGTCTTGGATAATTAATACAAATGGAAAAACGTTAAACAGTTTATCAGTAGGTGTAGTAGTAAGCACAGCTACATGGTCGCTTGATGGTGCATTAACATTGTCAAATACTTTAACTGTGACTTATGGCACATTCAATTCAAGCAATTACAATATAACTGCGGCGTCGATTAATTCTAATAATTCTAATGTTAGAAGTATTAATCTTGGATCAAGCAGCATTACACTCAGTTTTAGTTTTCAAGCCACAACAACTACAAATCTTACACTCAATGCTGGTACATCCACGATTAACTTTACGCCCCAAAATGCAAATTTATTTTTTGGCACTAGTGGATCTCCCGGAACAGCAACTCTGTATAACATATCTTTTAGCTCAACGACTGCCGGCACTCACAATTTACGAGGATTGTTGACATTAAATAATCTATCAGTAGCTGCGCCGTCCACCGCTGGAGTGACAATACTTCAAATTGAAGGTCGTCAAACCATCAACGGCACCCTCTCGACTACAGGCACAGCAGGAAACCGCCGCGTTTGGTTTCGCAGTCAAACCTACGGCCTAGCCCAAACCCTGACCGTCAACGCCACGCCCAGCCTGACCGACGCTGACTTCCGAGACATCTACGTCATCGGCACTGCTGCACCGATCTCTGGTACTAGGGTTGGTGATTTGAGAGGCATTAGAGGGATTACAAGGTCTACACCCAAATCTGTTTATTGGGTCACTGCTGCGGGTGGCAACTGGTCTGCTAACAACTGGGCAGCATCGTCTGGCGGCGCAGCATCAACTGACAACTTCCCGCTGGCTCAGGATACGGCTGTTATCGAGAACACCGGGCTGAATACGTCGGCTACGGTAACGCTGGACAATACTATTACTTACTTTGGCACTATCGATATGTCCACGCGGACGAACGCGATGACGCTGGCGGGATCAACGGCATATACGGTTTACGGGGATTGGAAGTTTGGAAGCGGAGTAACAAGAAGCTACACCGGAGGCTTGACGTTTTCTGGTCGCAACACTCAGACAATTACGAGCGCCGGTAAAGCATTCGCTCAGGCTTTTACAATTGATACCTACGGCGGCACAGTTGAGCTTGCCGACGCTCTAAATATTGGTTCCAACGCACTCACCGTCACCAACGGCACGTTCGATACTAAGAATTACAATGTTACTTCAGATTCCATATCCTCTAGCAACAGCAATATTAGGACAATAACGTTAGGCTCAAGCACTGTTACCTTGGGAGGAAGTCCCGCAGTAAGCGCGTCAACAACAATAAATTTAACTTTTAACGCCGGGACGTCCCAAATAAATATCACACGGCTTAGTGCGCAATTAACAGCTAGTAATCTTACATTTTATAATGTTTCATTCACGACTACGAGTGCATCAACGCACACTTTGCGCGGCGTGATGACGTTTAATTCTTTGTCTATAACTGCTCCATCGTCTGCAGGGCTTACCCAACTTTCTGTTGAAAACAACCAAACTATTACCGGCACTCTCACCGTCGCCGGAGCGACCCCTATCCGTCGCATCTTCATCCGTTCCGACACCATCAACACCACTCGCACCCTGACCGTTGGCACCCTATCCGCTACGGACTGCGACTTCAGGGACATCACGATAGCCGGTACTGCTGCGGGGTCATCTCCGACTCGCGCTGGTGACTGCGGTGGAAACTCTGGGATCACGTTCTCTGCTCCGAAGACTGTGTACTGGAACCTCGCTGGGACGCAGAACTGGAGTGCTACGGCATGGGCACCGGGGTCCGGTGGGGTGCCTGACATCAACAACTTTCCATTGGCTCAAGATACTGCTGTATTTGATAATACAGGAGCAGTTGGAACAGTTACAATTAATGCTGTATGGAATACTGGTACGTTTGACGCGTCGGCGCGAACAAGCGCGATGACATTAGATACTAATACCAACGTAGTTGGATTAATTGTATACGGAAGTTGGAAGTCTGGGACAGGCTTGTCAATAGTGTCATCAAGTGCAACAACAAATTTTTTTACAATTGGTTCGCAAACACTAACAAGCAACGGAGTGCAATTTACTTTCAACTTAGGCTTTAATGGAAGAGCGACTGGCATTATGGAACTGTCGGACGCTTTGAGTTTAAGCTCTGACAAAACTATAAGTCTAAGTGGTGGTACGTTTGATGCAAAAACGTATAATGTTACATCTGGTGTAATTCAGTCAGGTGGGTCAAGCCCTAGAACAATAAAAATGGGCACAGGAACTTGGACTTGCTCCGGTGTAGGTTCCGTATGGAGTATTACCGACTTAACAAATGCCTCGTGGTATAAACAGACAGCAAATATTGTCCTGTCCGACACAAGCGCCACTGCTAGAACATTTACAGGTGCTGGTCTTTCATACAACAAACTTACCATCGGCGGCGCGACAGGCATATCGACCACAACTATCACCGGCGACAACCAATTCACCGAGCTTGCCAGCACAAAGACCGTTGCCCACACCATTGCGCTTGGCTCAACTACCCAAACCTTCGGCGCGTGGACCGTCACTGGCACCTCTGGCAACGTCGTCACCCTGACCGGCACGGGAACCTCTCATATTCTTGCCGGAGCCTGCACCTCGGGCATCGACTACCTTGCAATGGGCAGCATTGGCTTTTCAGCCTCCTCCCCCGCTGAGTTCTATGCTGGAGCCAACAGTACTGGAACCGCAGCCGCTCCGGTCTATCGCACAGCCAAGCCCGCTGACTCTACGCGCTATTGGGTTGGTGGTACGGGCAACTGGTCTTCGACAACCAAGTGGTCTACGTCGTCTGGTGGTGCCTCTGGTGCATCTGTCCCGCGAAGCCATGATGATGTTGTGTTCAACTCGGCGTCCAACGCAACGGCTTACACGGCTACGGTGGATGCAGTCACTGGCGGCATCAGGGTGAAGGCTCTGACCATTGCTGGCCCAGCATCAGGAAACGTGACGCTTGCAGGATCAACTGCAATCGTGGGTATTCACGGCAACGTAACGCTACCAGCTACGGGGCTGACGAGGACTTATACGGGTGCGATCACTCTGACAGGATCAACGTCAGGCAAGACGCTGACGACGAATGGAGTAGCCCTGTCCTCTATACTTACGGTGGACGGAATTGGGTGCGAGTGGACTTTAGGCAGCGCCTTAAATATCGGGACAAGTAATGATTTTAATATATATAACGGAAGTTTTATTACTGGAAATTACGCATTAACAGCAAACTTAATCAATGCAATAAAGGCAAACGGATGGACTACAGATAGAAGTATAAATTTAGGTAGCTCTACAATAACCACCGGGTCCGCACCTACATTTCCAATAATGTTTGGTACTACTACGGTAGAAGCAGATACATTAACATTCAATTGCGGCACATCAACAATATTAATTCCTGCTTTTAATGGTACGTTTAATGGAAATGGTAAAACGTTTTATAACGTGTCACTTAATTATAACGGCAACGCCAGTTTAACAATTTCTGGTGCAAATACCTTTAATGACCTATCCATAACCGGTATAACTGGTACTGGAATTAAAACAACTTCTTTTGCAAACAATCAAATCATCAATGGCACTCTGACTATCTCTGCTGGAACCGACGCCACGATGCGGAACTTTGTCCGTTCCGACACTTTTGGAACGACCCGCACCCTGACCTGCGCCGCCGTCAGCATGACCGACGTAGACTTTCGGGACATCACTATCGCTGGTGTTGCCGCACCTGCTACGGGTACGCGGATCGGGGACTGCAAAGGCAACAGCGGGATTACGTTTACAGCAGCAGCAAACAAATACTGGAACCTCGCCGGAAACAACAACTGGACTGCGACGGCTTGGGCCACATCGAGCGGAGGTTCTCCGTCTATCAACAACTTCCCTCTGGCCCAAGACACCTGCATCTTTCAATCTACCAGCCCCGGTACAGGCGCTACAACGACAATCAGTATCGCCTACAACATTGGCACGATTGATATGTCGGCGCGTACAACTAACACGATGACGCTGGCAACGGGATCAAGCTCTCCTTTTATTTACGGCAACTGGATCAACGGCACCGGCACTACGTTGACTGGTACTGGAACGCTGACGTTTGCTGGCCGTGGAAGCCAGACGGTTACTAGTGCAGGCAAGACGTTTACGCAGAATTTAACCATTGACACCCCAACTGGAACTGTAACTTTGCAAGATGCGTTAATTTGCAATCAACAAATGACGGTCACAAGGGGTGGTATTGACGGAAATAACTACAACGTAACTTTTACGGGAACAGGATCGTCTACCGGAGTTTTGTCATCAAATACAAACACAAGAACCATTTCTATCGGGTCAGGGACTTGGACTATTGCCAGTACTAGTGGATGGAGCGTCTCAATAGCCACCAATTTCACCGTCACAGGCACAGGCACAATTAGCCTGACTTCAACATCTTCTAATACCTTCACGGGCGGTAGCGTTGCTTACACCAATATCACCCTTAACCAAGGCGGTGCTGGCACTCTGACGATCTCCGGCAACAACACCTTTAAGGACATCACGAACACCTACAAGGCTACGGGTGCTACAGCTATTTCCCTAGGCACGACCACCCAGCGCGTCTCTCAGTGGACAGCGGCAGGCGAGGCAGGGCGGGTTCTGACGGTTCAGGGGACTTCAGCCAGTTCTCCGGGGACGTTGATACTGACAGGTGCTACGAAGCCGAATGTAGACTATCTAACAGTCACAGGGGTTCGTGCTTACGACCTTACGGATACTTGGTACGCTGGAACAAATTCAATCAACAATGGTTCTTTAGGATGGAATTTTAATGTTGAGCCTGCGCCAAGCGGTTCAACAAGTGGATTCTTTTTGATGTTTATGCCTATGTAAGCGAGGCAAAAATGGCACCATTGCTTGCCGGAATCGTCTCCAGCCTGTTGCAAAACAACCTGCCAAAGGTTGCGCAGGCGGTTGTAAATAAGGGTCTGGACTACGTTCAGGAGAAGACAGGCATCGAGCTGAAGCCCGACATGAGCGCAGAAGAAGTCAAAGCTCTGCGCGAAGCAGCGCAGCGACACGAAGAGTTTAAGATCGAGCAAGCCAACAAGAACACGGCTGACGCTCGGGCGATGCAGGTTGCTGCATTGGGTCAGGATGACAAGTTCGCCAAACGATATGTTATGTATCTGGCCTCTTTTTGGTCATGTACGGCGGTCGTGTACATTTTTCTTATAACTTTTACCCATATTCCTGAACTCAACATTCGGTTTGCCGACACGATCCTTGGGTTCCTGTTGGGTACGGTAGTGGCGACCATCATTAACTTCTTTCTTGGATCGAGCGCTGGGAGCAAAGAAAAGACCGAGGCGCTGGCTGCGGAGTTGAAGAAATGAAAGAGAACTGGCCGTTTGCCTTCGCTCAGATGATCAAGCATGAGGGCGGGTTCACGGATGACGTGCGAGACATGGGTAACAGGCTACCTGATGGCCGCGCTGGGAGTACAAACCTCGGTGTGACGCAACGTGCCTGGGAGGCCCATGTTGGCCGCAAAGTGACGCATGAAGAGATGAGAGCGTTGACTCCGGAGCAGGTGAACTTGTTCTACAAGGCCAAGTATTGGGACGCGGTTCGGGCGGACGACCTGCCAGATGGCGTGGACTACGCGGTCTTTGACATGAGCGTAAACTCTGGCCCGCACAGGGCTGCGGTGACGCTGCAGCAAGCAGTAGGCGTCTTCCAGGACGGACTGATTGGTCCGAAGACTCTTGCAGCCGTCAATGCTTTGGACGCTGATAGACTGATTGAAGACTACTGCCTTCGGCGTATAGACTTCATGCAAAGGTTGCCTTCGTGGGCAGACTTTGGCCGCGGATGGGAGCGTAGGGTTGATGAAGTCGCGGAAGCGGCGCAAAAACTGGCACAAGCATAGGTGAAGAATGGAAACCGTCACAATCACTACACAGGTGTTGAATCAAATTCTGCAGTACCTTGGGCAGCGCCCGTATGTTGAGGTTGCAAACCTAATCCATCAAATTCAGCAGGCGGCTGAACAGCAGGCCAAGGAGTGATCAAAGATGGATCAGCAGATGTTCATCAACATTGCGATTGGTATTGCTGGAGCGTTTGGCGGTTGGATTCTGAACTCGCTGTCTCGCTCAATTTTGCGGATTGAAGATCGGATTTCAGAGCTGCCGCTGCAGTATGTAACCCGCGACGACTATAGGGCAGACATTGCGGACATAAAAGGGATGTTGGCCAGAATTTTTGACAAGCTGGACAACAAGGTGGACAAGTGACCTCCGCCACCAAGTCTGACCCGGCCAAGTGGAAGAGGATTGTCTCTTCCGTAAAGGCGTCTGGGAAGGGCGGCAAGCCAGGGCAGTGGAGCGCCAGGAAGGCGCAGCTAGCCACCCAGAAGTACAAGGCCTCTGGCGGGGGTTACAAAGGCCCGAAAAAGGCCGATAATTCGCTCAGTAAGTGGACGAAAGAGGATTGGGGCACCCGGTCTGGAAAGCCGTCTACGCAAGGGTCTGAGGCTACGGGTGAGCGGTACCTCCCCCGGCGAGCAAGAGAGAAGCTAACCGCTTCGGAATACGCCGCGACGACACGAGCAAAGCGTGAGGGGACGCGGCAAGGTAAGCAGTTTGTCCCGCAGCCGGAGTCTATTAAGAAAAAGGTGTGGTGATGACTGTTGCAGCGGTAATGACGTATGACTCGCTAGTCAACGACATCGAGACGTACCTCGAGCGTACAGATACGGCGACTCTTCAGAAGATCCCGCAGTTCATCATGCTCGCAGAGCAGGTGATTGCTTCGGAGCTAAAGTTCCTTGGTAACCTGACGGTTGCTCAGAGCACCATGATTGCCGGGGAACCTGTCATCGACAAGCCCGCTCGATGGCGCAAAACCGTGTCTATGAACGTAACGGTTGGTGGCAAGAAGAATCCAATTTTGCTGCGCAAGTACGAATATCTTCGGGAATATTGGCCAGACGCTGTTGATGTGGATGTGCCAAAGTTCTATTGCGACTATGACTATACGCATTGGCTGGTGGCCCCGACCCCGGCGCAGGCGTACAGTTACGAGGTCTTGTATTACGAGCGTATTCAACCGCTGGACTCAACCAACCAGTCCAACTGGTTTACTCAATACGCGCCTCAAGCGTTGCTATATGGATCTCTTCTGCAGGCTATGCCGTTTCTGAAGAACGATGAGCGAATGGCGATGTGGCAGACACAATACTCGCAAATCATCCAAGTCTTGAAGACTGAGGACATTGCTCGAGTAGGCGACAGACAAACCGTTGTGAGGGATTCATGAGCTTTATTTCGCCCTTTACCGGCAACGTCATCCAGCCGACGGACGTATCGTTCCGCGCTATTACGTTGTCCACAGACGTGCAGTTGGAGTGGCCGATCAACGGCAGTCCTACGGATCAGCCAACTGCTCGGATCATGAATGTTACGGCTACGACTGGGGGCTTGAAGCTCAAGATGCCACCGGCCAATCAGGCGTCTGTAGGCGAGGACGCGCTGATTCGCAACGTAGGCGGTACTACGTTTACCGTCACAGACTATGACGGCAACACGATTATCACAATTTTGGCCGGAGAAGCGAAGTACATCTATATCACCGCGAACCCGACGACCGCAGGAACCTGGGGCAACATCGCGTTTGGTGTAGGAACCAGTAACGCGGATGCGGCAACACTTGCTGGGTATGGCCTAAAAGCGATTTCAACGACGCTGAATCAAGCGCATCAAGTAACGGCATTTTCGTCTGACTACACTGCAGTGGCGTCCGATAGAGCTGCTTCGTACTTGTGGACGGGTGGTGCAGGAACGTTTACTTTAACCGCACCATCAACACTTGGTAATGATTGGTTTTTGATGATTCGTAACGGGGGTTCCGGTACTTTGACCGTGTCGCCCTCCGCTGGTTTAATAAACGGATCATCCAGTATTGCGATGCAGCCGTCAGATTCCGCAATCGTTATTTGTTCGGGTACTGGATTTTTTACTGTCGGACTTGGAAAATCAACGCAGTTTAACTTTACGCAATTGACTAAAGCTGTTACGTCTGGAAGCGTGACGTTGACAAGCGCAGAGGCCGCTAACGTTGTCCAGAAGTACACGGGAACGTTAAGCGGCAACGTGACGATTGTGTTGCCGCCGACCATTCAGGTGTACTACATCACCAATCAGACGGACGGCACTGGGGCAGGCTACAACATCACATTCACCACCGGCATTCTAGGAGCAGCGGTTGCCGCAATTGGCGCAGGGCAACAGGCAATTTTGATTTGCGATTCCGTAAATATGTTGAACGCCAACACTACGCTAGCCGGTGGTGGTACGTTTTCGCTGTTAAATGGATCAGCGGCTTCACCATCGTTAAATTTTGCGTCTGAATCAAATACTGGCATCTTTCGTCCAGCATCAAATGAATTTGGAATTGCTGTTGCTGGAGTTCAAAAATTTGTTGCAACGTCATCAGGAATTTCAATCACTGGCACCGGTACGTTTTCGCAAGGCGTTTCAGGCGGTAGCTTCTAATGACAGCAAAAGTTTTTGCCCTAGACACCAAAGCTGGAGTACAGCGCGACGGCACGTTATTTGACAAGATGTTCTATAACGATGGCCGGTGGGTGCGATTCCAGCGCGGGCGTCCGCGAAAGATGTTGGGCTACCGGGTCATTTCTAATCAATTGACCGGGCCTTCTCGAGGCATCTGGGTTAACAGTCAGAACAATTTCTCGTCGGTGTTTTCTGGGTACTCTGACGGTCTTCAGGTCTTGTTGATTGACGACAACGGCGTTGGATCTGGTCTGCAAGATTTTAGTCTTAGCAATTTTACCGCCTCGCCGTTAAACCTTTGGCAGTTTGATGGATTTTACAGCGTTACCGGCGGCATCAATACTCTGTTGGCTCACCCTGGCCAGAATCTAACTTCTATTGATGACACGGTTGATACGCCTGTATTGATTGGCGACATCAACGGAACGTCACTAAGTCAGATTGGCGTGTTTACCGACTCTGTGACAACGGTCAGCGGGAACACTACTGTCACCTTGGCCGCGGCAAACCCGTTGATTGGAGCTGGCCAGACGATTACAGGAGCAGGGATCCCGGCATCGACAACGGTTGTGTCGGTGTCTGGAACGTCGGTTGTTATATCGCAGGCTGCTACAGCCTCAGCCACAGTGACGGCCACGTTCAACAACAACGTCAGCGTGTCTGGCGGTGTCGTGACGTTGCACCCGTATGTGTTTGTGTACGGCAACGCGGGATTGATTCGGAACTGTTCTGCGGGCAATCCTGACGATTGGGTGTCTGCTGACGCTAACGAGGTCAACGTAGCGACCGGGAAAATTGTTCAAGCGCTGCCGGTTCGAGGAGGCTCTAATGCGCCATCTGGTCTGTTCTGGTCTGTTGATAGCTTGGTTCGAGTGTCGTTCGTTGGAGGAACGGGAACTCCGGCGCAATACTGGCGATACGACATTATTTCGAGCCAAACATCAATTTTGTCGTCTCAGTGCGTAATTGAGTACGACGGCATTTACTATTGGATTGGGGTAGATCGGTTTTTGTTGTACAACGGGACAGTTAAAGAAATCCCGAACGACATGAATCAGAACTACTTTTTTGACAATCTGAACTACAACCAGCGTCAGAAGGTTTGGGCAACTAAAGTACCGCGGTATGGCGAGATCTGGTGGTTCTACCCTCGAGGAAACGCGACCGAATGCACTGACGCAATTGTGTTCAACGTGCGTGAGCAGACGTGGTACGACGCAGGACAA